AAACGAGTCGTCCGAGCCGTCAAACGCAAGGTACGGTAGAAACCCAACCGTGTCGTAATTGGTTGATGTGGTAACCAACTGATACGCAGGCATGGATGCTGCCGTAGAAGATAGCCGTAAGTCGGCATTTGTAACCGTGCCAATAACCGTTGCTGTCAGCGTTCCCGCCGTGCAAGTAATGGTAGTTGTGCCAGCCGAATACACACCGACATTAGTGCCGGATAGCGTAATTGTGCCTGTGCCGGTAAATGACAATTTGTACGATGCCGCTAACGTAGTTACGTTTTGCGTAGCAAGAGTGGCAGTACTAACAAAATTGTTATACCGCGCTCGCAGCACGGGGCGGGCAGCGTCACTAGGTGAGGTTGCGTGATTGTTGTTGCCGGATTTGTCACGCATCAGCCTGACAGACTGCTCAACCGCAGTAACAGGAGTTGCGCCTGCGCTGTCTTGGAAGAGCGTGCTTAAGTCGCTTGGGTCGTACCACGTTCCTTGCACGCCGCCGGAAAACAGCGAGGCGGGGCTGAACTCAGTCGCGCCGCAAGACAGCGACACGACAGATGCCAGCGATACTGACACCCCGTTCTGCGTTGCGACGCCCCAACTCATCGGATGTTACACGGCTTGGCGTAGACCGTACCGCCGGACGCCACCTGAATGGCGCTGACACGCCACGCAGCGCCCGTGCCGCCACCGCCGCCAGCCTGGGGGACGTAGAACAGCACAGGCGTGTTGGCGGGCAGGTAGGTGTCAGCCGTGGTTGCCGTGACGCCTTCGCCAACGCGAATGTAGGCAGCAGTCGTGCAGGTCACAAGCACGCCCTGCGGGCCAGCAGGCCAAGTGCTAGTAGACCCAGCAGTGCCGGTGTAGGCAACATTTGCGCCAGCGTACTGGGCGTCCATCAACGGTCGTAACAGTTCCATTTCAGTTCCTTACGCGAGGAAGCGCAGTTTGTAGAGCGAGGCGTAGTAATGCCCCACGATTTCGTCAATGATGTTCTGGATAGGCGTGTTGTCGCGGTCACAGACCTTGTAGCGACCCGCCTCAATGTCCTCAACCTGACCCTGCAAGAACTCCACAATGTTGGAAGTCTTTTTGGCAGCGGGCACGGAGATTGGGCCAATCAACCCGTGGTAACCCTGATAGGCTTCCGCGAACTTGTCGGCAAGGTCAATCACGCCTTCGTAAAAGCCCTGCAACGCAACGTGCTTGGCATACGAGCGGGTGTTCAGGTGAGTGCTGTGCGCCACGTCACGGGCGAGAAACAGCATTCCTACAAACTCTGCGGGCTTCACTGCATCATCTCCTGTGGCGGCTGCTGCATGGGCATTTCGCCACCCTGCATGGGCATCTCACCTTCGTTGTACTCGGGCATCTCTTGCTGCGGCATATCGCCAATCAGGTCGCCCGTCTGCATAGCAGCGGCAATAGTGCCGGCTACGATGTCCTGAATCTGCTCCTCGGACATACCGGCCTGCACGGCGCTGATGCGCTGCGTCTCCGCCTGATACGCCTTGATTTCGGCTTCGTAGTCCTTGCGCTGCTGCTCCTGCGCCTCGATAGACTTGGCGACGTTTTGCAGCATCTGGTGCATCTGCTCCATTTCCTGCCCCATTGCCTGAATCTGCTGATTCGCGGCTTCCAGCGCAGGATTCTCGTCGTTGTCCTGAAGCAGCTTGGGGTCGATGGTCTTTTGCAGACGCTTCGCCATCTCCTGAGCGCCGGGCCAGTCCATGTTCTTCACGAACAGGTCACCAGCCACCTGCCACAGTTGCGGGTTGCCCTGCAAAATCTGCGACATAGCCTCCATAGACTCCTGACGCTTGGTCATGTACGACGGGCCGGTGGTCACGCAGACATCGTACTTGCCGACAGACGGGTTGTAGATTTTCTCAATCACAATGCCCGTTTCGTCCACGATTTCGCGGACAGGCATAGGCTGCTGCGGGTCAATCTTAGCGGTCTTAGTCTCGCCGTCAATGCCAATGATGCGTGCAATACGCTGGGTGTCGTAAATCTTCGGAATAAGGTCAACGAGTTGACGCGTGACGTAGCGTATGGCGCGAGCCAGGTTGTCTACGTAATGGTATGTGCCGGTGTCGCCTTGCCGTTCACGCGCCAAAATTGCCTTGCCCGACCGCTCATTGGACGTAGCGCCAATGCTGCTGTCGTACTGCCCTGTGGTCGCCTTGATGTCGTCCGATGCGCCTGCCTTAGCCTGCAACAGCCCCGAAGACGCCATAGGCGGCTGGGCGCGTTGGGGTAGCGGCATAACGCTACCGGAGCCATCCGTAACGTCAGGGTTGACCTCAAGGTAAGGCCAGTTGTTCGTGTTAGCAGTTTTCCACTGCTGTTCGTAGCCCTCAAACTGCCCGCCGTAGCCGATAAACGGCGCTTTCGGGGCAAGGGCAAGCATTTCTGCTTCTTGGGATACCCAGTAGTTGTACATACGCTGGGCATCTTTGGCGTTACGCACAAGGCCCGAAACGTACAAGCGACCGTCAATTTCCCACTCGTTGCCGACCACGCGGACCACGGGGATAGACACGCCAGCCCAATCTTGGGACTGAAGCATCTCGTAACCGTTGGTCTTGCACCACTTTACGGTCTTTACGTCCGTGGGGCGCTGGCGCAGGATGGGCATACCCATTGCTTCCGCACGCTTGGCCTCGGGCGAACCCTGCAAAGCCGACACGTTGCCGGGGTACAGGTTGAGCGTCTTGCGCTCATGCTCGATGTAGAAGTATTCAGCGATACGGACGGTCTTGTCGCTAATCCACTGCGACAGACCTTGGTCACCGATACCCCGCGTCATAATGGACGAAATGGGTTCAGCGTCAGGAAACTGTCGTTCGTATTCTTCTTTGGTCAGGTCTTCCGTGATGAAGCACCACTGGGCATCCGACCCGCAGGGGTCTTGGATGGTGGGGTCCATGTACACGGAGAACGAGTTGCGGATGCGCTGAATGCGGATGTCTTGGTCAAAGGTGTTTTCATCGCAATACTCGGTCAGTATGCGAATGTAACCCTCGCCGTAGGTGACTTGATTGTCACAGGCGGTGTCGTAGGCAACGTCAGCGTCAGAGATGTACTCAATGTGCCGCACGATGCCGTCAAATATCTCGGCTACCTGTATGTCGGCCTTGTCATCCACAGGGATGACCTTACCCGAGGGCCGGTTCTGCCGTTGGTCGTTGGTGACCTGACGAACGTGCTGCGGCAGCTTATTGATGGTCAGACAGGGGCGAGCATTGATGGTCTGCCCCTGCACCGACCCTCGGGTCGCTAGGACATCTGCGGGCCACTGCCACTGGTTGTCAGGGCTTGCGGCGAGGAAACGCAGGTCGTCCAATTCATCTTCGCGGGATTCGCTGTACGCAGAGATGGCCTGCGTAAAGCGAGTACGGGCAACTGCAAGGATGTCCGCTTCATCCTTGTTGCGACGGGAGGACGGGCTGTTAGCAACCCGTTCTGCACCAATCATGCCCGTATCAGCCATTACTTACCCTTCTTCGCAGTCTTGGCGCTCTCACGGAACGCCTTTGCGGTAGGTGCGCCACTAGCACCGGGCTTACGCATCTTCTCGCCACTACCGGCGGCAATGCGTTCTTTCTTGGCATGGATGTTGGCGTAGAGACCTGGCTTTTTCATTAGCATTTCCACCTACGAAGACTTGCCTTAGCGCGTTCCCCGTCCTTAGCCTTAGCCGCTACGGCACCCATGCGGGCGCAGAACGAGGCTTTGCGGCCCTTGTCCGCTTCCGTCTTAGGGTTCGGGGCGGGGGCTTTCAGGTTGCTACCCGTTGCGCGGTTGTACTTCTCACGGCCTTTAGCAGTCAAGCCAGCGCCTTGCGAGACGGGCTTTTTTTCGCCACGGCCTACAGACAAGGACACTGACTTTTTGCTAGCCATGCTTACACGCAGTGGATGATGGCAAAGTTGATGATGATGGCTTCCGACAACGCACCAGCCGAGATGTTACGCAGCGTGATGCTGGCAGTACCGGTAGCAAGGCTGTTAACAAAGCAGTTGTAAGTAGCAGCCGTGGCGTTGCCGCCCGACACCGTCAGAATCAGGACATCGTTAGGGCCAATCGCAGAATTGTTCAGCGTGAACGACACGTTGGTCGTTGCGGCAAGTTCTGCGTTGTTCATCGTGATGCGGCCCGCTGACTTGTTCAGCGTGACGGCGGTTGACTTGTTGGTCAACTGAGTGACAGCGCCCTGTGCGGCAGCGGTGTAACCAATCTCGCCGTCGCAGTACACGAAGTCTGCGCCGTTGATGTTCTGGTCTTCGTAAGCAACGCCAATCGGCTTTGTGTTAGACATGATTAACTTCCCATCCAACTTGTAGATACAGTGCCGTCCCTATAGGTTCGGACGGGGTTGCGCGCAGTATACTCCCGATGCGCTACGGGGAAAGCAAAAGTTACCGCGATGGCGTCGGCAGCGTCCGGTGAGGCGAGCCCCCGTGCCTTCATTTCCTTCTTGCCCTCGAGGAATATTGTACCCGCAGAATTGGGTTTTTTGGTAGGGCCAACCAAATCTGCCTTCAGTTGTCGGTCTTCCTTAATGGCAGCGGTCTTCAGCCAGTCCCGCATCGCCCCCCACATTTCGGCCCGCTTGTTGCCCCACGCCACGGGATTCTTGGCCTTCCAGCCAAAGTTGACGCCTCGGACTTTGTACTTTTGCTCGGTTAGGCGGTCAAGGATGCCGTAGCCCAACCCACCTTCGTCTATGCATACTAACGCGGGCCGATAGTCCTCAATCGCCTCAATCACCCGCCCAACGATGGTCATCGTGTCCTCACCGGAGTACCGCTTGAGGGCGATAATGTCGCGGCCTTGGCGCACGGCAATCACGGTTGAGTCTGCCCCTCCTCGCGCTGGGTCTACGCCAATGACCACGGGGGCCGTCTCATCCTTCCACCGGGGGCGCTTGAACGCCTCATCTACCCAGTTTGCGGGGATGAACTGGTCATCACCGACGGACGGGAACTCCCCGTACACCTCAATCTTCGCCTGGGGCGAGTCCTCGCCATATTCGTCTATAATTTGCTTGTAAACGGAGTGGTCAGTGCCTTCAACATCCAGCGAATTGATGTTTTTGGACTTCCAAAAGGCCCGTTTGGCGGCAAAACACTCAAAAAAATAGCCGGTAGGTCTACGCGGGTTGGAAAACGCCATCCAAAAGCGGTGCGGCGTGTTCTCGGTGAAGAAACCTTGGCTGACGTCCCAAATGGCGTCCGGAATACCACTGGCTTCGTCAAAAATCAGCATCACGCCGTCGTGGTTATGCACACCGGCATAGGAATCGGGGTTTTCCGCAGACCACAGGCGGCCTTCCACGGACCAGTAGCGCGTACCCTTACGCAGGTCACGCTCCACCAACTCCGTCAGCCACTTGGCGGGCATGACGCGGGTAGCCGATATCTCCCACCAGTGGCTGTTTATCAGCATCGCTAGCCACTTTGTAATTTCTGCCCATGTGACCGAGCGAAGCTGGGCTTCCGAGTTAGCCGAGACGATGACGGTAGACCCGATGCGGGTGGTCACCATCCACAGGATGAGCCACGACACCAGCGCAGACTTGCCGATACCGCGACCGGAGGCCACCGCTAGGCGGAATACGTCGAAATCTACCTTGCCACCGTTAGCCGCAATGTGCGTTTTCAGGTCACGCAGTACGTCCCGCTGCCACTTACGCGGACCACGAAAGTGTTCCAGCGGCGTACCCTTCTCGCCCCACGGAAAAGCAAAGTTGACAAAGGCTTCTGGGTCGTTCGCAAGCGCGGGTGACCACAACTTGGACATGAGAAGCATTTCCTCTTGCGAGGTGTACTTGGTGGTTTGCAAGTTACGCTGCTCGCGTCGGGTGCAGTTCGCGGCGCTTGGCGCTTACAACGGCAAACGCTTCCTCTGGGCTGTCGTACAGACCCAAATGAAAGTATTGTTTGCTTGCCATAATTTGCGCCTGCCATTTACCTCGGTCGCGGTTCCAAGTAACGCCCCTGTAGCCGGAGGTGTTTCTACGGTTGTCCGAGGTATTGTGGATGTTTTCCGATGAGGTCACATCACGAAGATTGCACAGTCTGTTGTCGTTTCGTATGCGGTTGATGTGGTCAATTTGGTTTTTAGGCCAGCACCCATACACATACAGCCAAGCAAGCCGATGAGCATGGATTTTTTGCATACTAATCTGAATTACGACATAGCCAAGCGTGTTTAGCGACCCCGCAATAGTTCCCTGTTTTGCTCTAGGGTTGCGGGTCACTTTGTTGGTAAACACGCCCGTTTCAGGGTCGTAATGCAATAGTTCTTTCAGTTGGTCTTGCGTTACACTTTGCACAGCCATCGTCTTGCTCCTTAAGTCGATTGGTAAGAAGCCTCGCCGTGCGTCAACACTGCGGGGCTTCGTCAATTATACGCTACTCCACAGAGGCGTAAGGAGACGGCATCTGCCCGTACATACTATTCATCGCGTTCTGCCCACGGAACGGGCGCATACCACGGTTACGCATAAGGGGCTGGTAGCCCATCATCTGCTGCATACCAAACTGCGGAGACTCCGGTAAAGGCTGAGCAAAAGGCCCACTGTAGCCCATAGCCCCACCGCCACCAACAGAGTAAGGGTCGCCACCATACGCACCGGGTAACTGCATAGCATTCTGACCATACTTGTTCCCCGACACAGGCATTCGGTAGTTAAACATACCGCCAAAGTACGGATAGTTCACGCGACCTCCTCCGAGATGTCTATTACGCGAGCGTGCGCAGCCTCTAGTGCCGCGACAATGCTTATCTTCTGATACACGTCCACGCTGACCTCCGACCTTGCAGTCCACCCATACTGGTGCTGCAACACCGACAACGCAGCCTTGGCATCCCCACCCTCCGCAGCACTGTACACAGTACGGCTGACAGCCAGCTCTGCATCTGCACGACCCTTCTGCTCTGCCAGTTCGGCAATGGGGTCCATTTGGCAGAGACGCCGATACTCACTTGGCAACATACCGGCAGCGAGGGCAAGGGAGTCACCCTTCAGCCCGAGACGTGCAGCTTCGTATATACCCTCTAGTGCTTCGGGGGTAGCACGCAACTCACGGGCAACTACGGGGATACTGCGGAAGGTTGCGGGGGTTGAGACTAGGTCCATGGGGTGAGATTAACATACAAAAAAAAATTGTTCACGGGGGTACCGTAACAGTCACGGCCCTTGCGTCGGACCTACCCGGGGGGGGGTGTGGCGCGTCCGCCTCTGCAGCGTGCAGGCCGGGTGCCTGGCAGCGTGCAGGCAGGCAGGCAGCATCGATGCCGCGAGCGTGCAGGGTAGCGAGCGTGCAGTGCCAGTGCGGACCATGTGCCAGTGCCATGCACTAGTGTTAGATTAACAGTACTGGCACGGTAGCACTAGGCATTGTGCGGTGCAACATCAATGTCAAGTTGGTTGGATGGGAAAAGGTTAGGCACAAAGAGTTCTGGGGTGAGACTGCGCGTGCGCGTGCGCGTGTGTGTGAATCAGCCCCATATTATTTGTGGGGAACCCTTTTCCATCCTGCCAACACTCACCACAAACTTTTTGCGAAAAGTAGTTGACACTGATTGAATACCCTGTCATGCTTCCCCCATGCACTAATTCTGGTGCGAATGGGAGAACGACAATGTCCACTGAAACGCTCGCGCGCTTGCAAGCATGGGAAGCCGACATGGTTAAGCGTTACAACGCATATTGTGAGCTGCACAATCTAACGCCATGCTCTGCAGATGAACTGGAATTCGCTATTCAGTGCATGGAAACAACGCCTACCGAATTCTCCGATATGTGCATTGAACCAGCATTGCAAAATGCTCATCTTGCGTTCCTTTCCGCATTCATTACTGAATGGGAACAGTGGGAAGAGCAGAGCCAAGCCTATTGGCGAGATGGCTCTTACGCTGGCACGAGTGCGGAAGATTACGCATGATTCCCGTCGGTTACCAGCGCATCCGCATCACTCGCACCGAACCCACAATTTCCCGTTGGTGGCTTGTTGCCTGGTTCGCGTTGTACTGTCTCGCAGAGTACTGCTACCCCAGTCTGTAACCTTTCTGCTAGCGCATTAGCAATAGTGCGCTATCGGGAATCGTTCCACACACAATGCACCACAGCGTGCGAAAGGAGTTAACGTGAAAAAGCCTAATGGCCTGATTCTCTGGCAAGGCGCAAGCCGTATAGATGGCGCGCCTATCGTTGCCATTCTCATTGGCACAGAAAACGACAGTACTAATAGCAAGACTGGCGCGATGCTGCAGACTTACATTCTGCGCGCAGACATTGCACCTACTGATGCCATCGCGACTGGCGCGGATGCCAGTATCTGCGGAGACTGTCCGCATCGCGGAGACGGTACAGGCAAGGGCCGGACCTGCTATGTCAACGTAGGACAGGGCGCACAGTCTGTCTGGAAAGCATTCCGTCGCGGAGTCTACCCTATGGCGACAGGCGACCAGGCGCGCAGTGCCGGCGCACGTCGCGTAGTCCGTCTCGGAACCTATGGCGACCCGGCTGCCGTTCCCGTCTCTGTTTGGGAGACATTAACGGCTGATGCTGTGGCGCACACTGGCTATACCCATGCATGGCGCGGCATCGGTTCCGCGTACAGTCACCTATTGATGGCATCAGCCGACAGTGTGCGCGATATGCGAGAGGCGCACGCAAACGGCTGGCGTACATTCCGCGTCGTCACGCATACCAACACAGTGCAACGGTTCCGCCGGAAAGAGTCTATCTGTCCCGCCAGTGCAGAAGCTGGGTACAAGCTTACCTGCATTGACTGCAAGGCGTGCGATGGCAACGCGACTAACAGGCGCGCTAGCGTAGTGATACAGGCGCACGGGGGAACCGCTGTAATGGCTAATGTCCGCCGACAGTACCAAGTGGTGGCCGCATGAGCTGGCATACACGCTTCCGGCCCATGTCACCGGCCCCGTACACGGCCAATGGCGAACCGTTCCGCCTGCTATGCATTGGCGACTGTGGCGGTACTGTGGACAGTACGCAAGCCTATTGCGACGTGACAGACAAGCCTGGCGCATTCTACTGCAGGCCATGTGCTGCGCGGTACGCTTGCGAGGCATGCATGGGCAATGGTTCGCATGACGGCATGAATATGCAGGAAACCCATTGCAATCACTGTGATGGGACCGGAATAGATTACCGCTAGTCTTATCTGTTAGCCCATTCTCGCGAGTGGGCTAGCGGGTAACCGCTCCGGTTACGTTATGCGCCATTGTGCGCGAGGGTTCAAACATGGAAACAAACTTTACGCCCGGTCCCTGGTGCTATGACGCTAGCGAACTAACGCCGGACCGCATCAGCGTCTACGCCAACGGCCCGCTTTGCTATGTCGATAAGCTGGCGGACGCTAGGCTAATAGCCGCCGCGCCGGACTTGCTAGCAGCATTGCAACGCCTGGTTCATCCTATGGCCGACGACGACGACCTAGAAAACGCATTGGACGTTATCGCTCGCGCTACTGGTGCGCCATGAGTACCCTGCACTGGTGGGCCAGTACGGACGACGCTATACGCGAGCTAGTGGAGTGGCTAGGACCGGACGCGGAATGGTCCGATGGGCAAACGGTATTCACGGAAGCCCGCAAGGTTAATGCTATCTACTACGGCACCATACCGGGCGCTGCACAATTGAACGGCTATCGCTATAGCGACACTTTCAACCCCATGGACTACCTGCCGCGCGGGTGGGGCCAATGAAACCTGAAAGCCGTCCCCGGTGCCCATGCTGCTATGGCAAGGGAAGCGTACCCGCCCCGTGGGA